GACTTCGGGATCGCAGACGACCACCCGTTCGCCGCGGTCCTGTTGGCCTGGGACAAAGACAACGATGTGATCCACGTCCTGCATTGCATCAAGATCGTCGGCGGGCTCCCCCTACAACACTCGATCCCGATGAAAGCCGTCGCGGCCTCGGTCCCGGTCGCCTGGCCCCATGATGGCAACAACCGCGACAAGGGGACCGGCGAGAGCCTGGCCGCGGTCTACCGGAAGTATCCCCAGCAACTCCCCATGCTGCCGACGCACGCCACCTGGCCCGAGGGCGGGATGTCCGTCGAGGCAGGGATACAGGAACTCCAGGACCGGATGCAGACCGGCCGGTTCAAGGTCGCCGCCCACCTGGTCGAGTGGTTCAAGGAGTTCCACGGCTACCACCGTAAGGATGGCCAGATCGTGAAAGCCTGGGACGACATCATGGACGCGACCAGGATCGGGGTAATGATGAAACGCTATGCCAGACAGATGCCCCTCGGGAACAAGATGCGGGCTCGGAAGCGCGAGAACGATGGCATGGCGATCGGCGTGGATTTCGACCTCGCCTAGCTTGACATTGACCACAGGCGGCAGTATATGGGGGAATGGCCGCGAACCCGTTGAGTTCCAAGAACCTTGCCTTGTCTCCCGCGGCCCAGGACCTTGGGCTTGGTGACATGCTGAAGGTGCAACTGGACGACGCGGACATGGAGAGGAAGAAAAAGTTGCTCATGGGGACGCAGGGGTTCGGGCTCGGCCAGGCACTTTCGCCGGCCACGATGCAGTTGTTCGGAGGGTCGCCACTTGGCTAGAGACGACGCAGCGGCCTATGCGACCTACGCTTCCCAGCCCAGTGAACGCGAGGCTGCCCTTGCGGACGAAATCCTGCGCCTGTTTTGGCAACTCCACACCTGGCGGGCGACGACCGGGGCTCAGTGGGAAGAAATCGCAGAACTGATCCTACCAACAGCCCGCAACACATTCTTTTTCAACAACTTCAACTGGCCGGGCCAGAAGAAAACGGATCGCCAGATCGACGCGACCGGGATGCTGGCCCTGCACCGCTTCGCCGCCATCTGCGACAGCCTGATTACCCCCAGGAACTCGACCTGGCATGGGTTGGAGGCTGACAACCCCTACGTGATGAAGGACCGGGCGACCCGCCTCTACTTCGAAGACACGACCCGCCGGATGTTCAAGTATCGCTACGCACCGATCGGGAACTTCAGTGCCCAGAACAACAACAGCTTCCAGCAGCTTGGAGCCTTCGGGAACCAGGCGATGTTCGTTGACGCCCCCGCGCCGCAGCAGGGCATCCGGGGCCTGCGCTACAAGTCGATCCCGATGGGGGAAATGTTTTGGTTCGAGAACCATCAGGGCTTGATCGACGGGTTCATTCGCTGGTTTCGCCTGACTGCGCGCCAGGCGAAGATCATGTTCAAGGATAAGTTCCCCGCGGTCCTCCAGCCGGCGCTCGACAGCTTCAGCCAATGGCCCTACGACTTCCTCCACTATGTCGGCCCGCGCGAGGATTTCGAGCCCGGCCGCCTCGACTACAAGGGGATGCCTTTCCAATGCACGTATGTCTCGGTCCAGGGTAAGTGTATCCTGGGTGAAGGCGGCTATCGTAGCTTCCCCGCGGCCTGCTCGCGGTATGAGCAGACGCCGGGTGAAGTCTTCGGCCGGGGGCCAGCCGGCATGGTGCTACCTGGCCTGAAGACCCTTAATGCCGAGAAGCGGACCTTCCTGAAAGCAGGCCACCGCACCGCCGATCCGATCATCCTCACCGCCGACGATGGCTTGGTGGGTTCATTCAACATGACCCCCGGGGCCACGAACCCTGGCGCGATCAGTGCGGACGGTAAGCTGCTCGTCCAACCATTACCGATCGGTAACATTCAAATATCCAAAGAAATGATGGCCGAGGAAAAGGGCCTGATTAACGACGCCTTTCTCGTGACCCTGTTCCAAATCCTGACGGAAACGCCACAGATGACGGCGACCGAAGTGATCGAGAGGATGAATGAGAAGGGCATCCTCATGGCCCCCACACTCGGGCGGCAGCACTCGGAATATGTCGGCAACCTTGTCCCACGCGAAATGGACCTGTTGCAGCAGCAGGGCCTACTTGCACCGATGCCCCCGCGCTTGCGTGAAGCTGGCGGCGAATACAATGTCGTCTTCACGAACCCCCTCGCGCGGGCGATGCGTGCCCAGGAGGCTGCGGGCTTCATGCGTGCCGTTGAAACCACGCTCTCGATAGTGAATGCGACGCAGGACCCCAGCCTCCTGGATGCCTATGATTTCGACCGCGCGACCCGCGGCCTGGCCGATATCTATGCTGTCCCGGAAAGCTGGATGGCCTCGAACCAGGAGAAGCAGCAGAAGCAATACGCGCGGGCTCAGACCCAGCAGCGTCAGCAGCAAATCCAAGCCGCTCCCGCAATGGCCGCCATGATGAAGGCGAAAGCCGCTGTGATGAAGGCGGGTGTTGGCCAAGGCGGTCAACCCGGCGGCTTGGGTCAGCCTGGAGGTTTGGGAGGGCAGCCGCAGGCGCAGGGGCCGCCCCAGGGGGCTATGGGTCCCCAACCCGTCGCGCCAGGAGGGATCGGACAATGACCGAAGCTGAAGGATGGAAAATAGCCACTCTGTTGACCCAGCGGAGCCGGCTCAAGAATGAACTGGAGTTTGCAGAGGAAGAACTGAAAACTCACCTCAAAAATGTTACAGAGACCGTAGCCGAACTGGACAAGGTCGAGGATGAACTCGTGACCCTGGGGGTCGTGCTATGACCCGTGAGGAAGCGTTGGAAGCCGATCTGGCCAAGCACCCGGAGAAACCAAGTTTTCGCTTGGAATTTTTCTACTGGAGCATGTTCTTGCGGGTTGGCCGGCTATCCATGCTGATCGGGGAACAGTCGAGCCTCAGCGGGAACCCCCTGGGGATTTCGGTTGTGTGGCGAAGCAGGATACAGCCTCGCTACCATGATGGCAGTCGGGCTCGGTATGAAAAGGCCGGCAAAGAGTGGATGTGGTTCTTCGGAGAGGGTCATCCGCAGCAGTCACCGGAGCCTGTCAATGACGATTGACCCGGAACAGGTTGCTCGCACCCTGGATGCCCTGCGCCGACGCCGGCAGACCTACCTTCGGACGTTCGCGCACCCGGAGGGCCAGGAGGTCCTGAAAGACCTGTTGAAGTTCTGCCGGGGGGATGGTTCCGTGTGGGACCCGGACCCCCGGAAGACGGACGTTTTGATCGGTCGCAATGAGGTGTGGCGGCGTATCCAGCACCACCTCGGCATGACCGCCAATCAGTTGATGGTCCTCTACAGCGGCGGGACCATTCGACCGGAAGACCTGAAGCCGACTGACGAACCTGTGGAGGACCCTGACGATGAGCGGAACTAATGTCATACCAGCCGCAAATCCCGCACCTGCGCCTGCCCCTGCGCCCGCGCCTGCCCCGGCTCCCGCAGCCTGGCACACGGGCAAGGTGGACCCCGTTATGGTCGCCCACTGGGGTAACAAGGGCTGGGATGCTGCCGACCCGGCTACGGTTGCCGTGGCTGCCACGAAGGCCCACATGGAGGCTGAGAAGCATATTGGGGCACCGGCAAACGAAATGCTTCGTATCCCCAAGCCCGAGGACAGCGCCGGTCGCGCGGCCTTCTGGCAAAAACTGGGGGCTCCCACGGATGCGGCTGGTTATGACTTTGCCGGGATCACGAAGCCGGACGGGACGGCCCTGGACCCGAACCTGGTCACAGATATGCGGGCAGCCTTCGCGAACCTGAACGCCCCGAAGGCCCTGGCCGACGAAGCTGTGAAGGCATTCGTCAAATACCAGGACAACACCGCGAAGGCTGGCCAGGCCGAGGCTGCGGCGAAACTCGCGGAAGCGCGGGCGGAACTGGATCGGAACTGGGGACCCAACAAGGCGGCGAACCTGATTATTGCCCAGAACGCGATCCGTGCCCTGGGGATCAAACCCGAGGCGGTGTCGGCCCTGGAAGGGGTGGCCGGCTACGGGGTCGTTATGGACATGTTTCGCAATATCGGCAGTAAGATAGGGGAGGCCGCGTTCATCAGCAACCCCAGCGGCCAGGGCGGTGGCGGCGGCGTGATGACCGCGGACGGCGCGAAGGCCCGGATGGACGAACTGAAGTCTGACAAGGCTTGGGCAACCAAGTTGCTCCAGGGAGACATGGCGACCAAGCTGGAGTGGCAGAACCTCACGACCCTGATGGCACAGGCCGCGTAATGCCCGCTGTTCAGGACCTTTGGAGTAGGACCTGGCAGGAAATGTCTACGGCGGTGGAGGACCTGTTCCCCACCGCCCACTGGAACCCTTCGGCTACGGCTCAGAGTTGGTCGGACAGCAACACGGGCGGGGAAGTCCTGACCCAGAAAGGCGTGGTTGCCCAGGGCCAGTTGGATGCGGCTCACACTGATCCCAGTTCCGGGACGGTGGACGACTTGTTCGGCGGGCCAAGAATACCCACGGTGAACATGACGACGATGCCGGTGCCCGGCGGTGCGAACTACGACCCCTTGAAACGGCTATACAAGGGCTAATATACACGACTTGATGGAGGAAAACATGCGAAAACTTCTGATTGCGGGCCTGCTGGCCCTATCTGCCTGTGTTTGCTACCCGGTGGCTGCCCAGACGGCTGACCAAGCCCCGTCAGCTTCGGACGAGTGCATGGGGAGCCTGAAACACCTGTCTTCGATGGCTACTTCGATCGGCAGCACCCTGACAAAGCTACCGGACGACCAGATGAAGAACGTGCTTGACCACGTTCAGTCGGAAGGATCGGAGGACGAGACAGCCGCGGTGAAACAGGTCTATGTGCAGATGAAAGAGGGTGTCCCCCGGGCGATCATCTGGTATGCGGACGGAGACTGCGTGCTGGGCGACAGCGATCCGGTAAGCCTACTGGAACTCTCCAAAGTCCTGGCCCCGATCCATACGGATTGACTATTCGCCCGGAATGAAATGCAGGCTCTTGACAAACGCAGGGAGACCTACTATATCTCCCTGCGGATAGGCCACAACCTCCTTCGGGAGGCGGCCATGACTATCCCCGGCCCCCGGTTTCGGACACGGCCCATCGTGATCCAACACTAGGAGAAGGGCTGTCATGGCCTCCGAAGGTCTATTCCCGATTTTCACTACGCAGTTCTCGACCCTCTTGGAACTCAAACTCCAACAGCAGGGTTCGTTGCTGCGCTCGCTCGTCCGCGAGGGCGCGCACGTTGGTAAAATGGCTTCCCCCATGCAGCAGATGGCTGCTGTGGCGAGCCGCGCACCGGCCGGGCGTTTCGCGCCGATGGCCCGCGTTGACCAGGATTTCACCCGGCGTTGGGTGTTCCCGATCGACAAAGAACTGCCGCAGATGTTCGACACCTTCGATGAACTGCGGACCATCGTGGACCCGAAGGGCGAAGCCTCGACCAACGCCGCCAATGCGTTCGGCCGTGACTGGGATGACGAAATTATCCGCGCAGCGTTCGGCACGGCCCAGATCGGCCAGGACGCCAACGGCCTGTCCGCGGAAACCTTCAGCACGTCCACGACTACGCAACAGGGCGGCTTCGTGGTCCCGGATAACTACGGTGCCTCGACTGCTGTGGGCCTCACGGTCGCCAAGCTGATCGAACTGAAGCGCGCGATGCGCCACTTCCACAACAACCTGGACCTGGACCCGCCGACGCTTATCATCGGGTCCCAACAGGAAGCGGACCTTCTGGGCCAGGTTCAGGTCGTATCTACGGAGTTCTCGGATCACCCCGTCCTGGTGGACGGCAACCTGAAGCGGTTCCTGGGCTTCAACGTGATCGTGTCCGAACGTATCGGCACCATCGCGGCCACGACTGGCGGCTCGGCCGTGGATCGGCGCTGCATTGCCTTCGTGCGCTCGGGCCTCTACCTCGGTATCTGGCGCGACATGACGAACCGCATCAGCATCCGCAATGACTTGTCGGGCGAGCCTTACCAGTTGTATTCGATGCACACCTTCGGCGCGACGCGAACCCAACCGGGCAAGGTCTTCGAAGTTGACTGCCTCGATGCGACTGGCGCAGACATCACCCCGTAACCCCGTCCCGCCGGCCCTGGTAAGTGTTTCAATCTTAGACACGAACCCGGGGCCGGAAATGGGCAATAGGAGAAAGCCTACATGACCCAGACTTCCACTCTCGACGGGGTTGCCATCACGAACTCGGATGCCATGCCTACTGTCGCCAATACCACTGGCGAAGGGTCGGCTGCGGTTCTCCGGTCGATCAACGACTACGTGACCCCACTCTCGGCTGATAGCACTTCCTCGGTTTACAAGATCGTTCGCTTTCCGACCAACGCGAAGGTCAAGTCTGTAAAGATTTGGTCGGCCATCGCGACGGCGGGCTCGGGCGATATCAACGTGGCGTTCTCGGACAGCACCGTGGACGGGACCCCGGGCGCATACCAGGGCACGATCCCGCAGATTTCGGCAGCCAACAACAAGCTGTTCGGGGCGGCTCAGTCCTTGGTTTCGACCCTCGGCGCTGGCCCACTCGACAAGACTTTCTCAGGCACCTACACGCTGTTGAACAAGAACCAACCGATGTGGCAGGTTCTTGGCTTTGCTACCGATCCGGGGGGCTTTTTCGACATCCAGGTGAACATCACCACCCAGATTACCACGGGCGGCGTCCTGGGTTGCGAGGTAGTCTTCTCGAACTAAATAGCCGGCCGGTTTAGGCTGGCGGCGCGGGGGCCTCTGCCGTTCCTCCCGGTCATGCTCCCGCGCTTTCTTTTGGAGTAAGTCATGGCGACCAGGACCCTTGTTGTTACCCTCGGCCAACAGTTCGGTGGCGGCGACTATGCCGTGAAGTCAGCGGGCACCGGGGCAGACGGGGGCGCTGCGGTCTCGACGGCCGACACCGCTGCCACGTCTGGAACGACTGATGTAGCGACTGCGCTCACCTACATGGCCTCCGTTGGTTTGACGGGTTCTGTAGGTTCTGCTGTCACCCTTACGGCGGCACAAGCAAACAGCATTTCTGCCGCGGTCAATCTGGTCAGCACGGACCTGTTGATAATCAAGGCCGGGACTTCGATCGCGGCAGCAGCGACCACCGCTGGAGACCTGGTGGCTATCGTGAACACGACCAACCTCGGGTCAGTCGGGAAACTCAGTGCCGCCTTTCGTGCGGCCGAGACCCTGGCCATGGGGTCGGGCTTCAGTCCGTAATAGGGAGCGATCATGCGCGCAGTAGACGGGGCCACTTTCAAGAATGTCGGCACGGCGGGCTCGGGAACCTTCACTCTCCAGGGCGGCTCCTACTTCGTCGTCTCCAACGCGGGGACGGCTTGGGGGAATGCGACCCTTGGCCTGTCGGTCCTGGGGGCAGACGGTAGCACCTTCATCAATGTCATCAATGTCGGAACCCACGCTGACGCGACAGCAACGGTCACCCTGCCCGCGGGCGAGTATGAGTTCGTTGTGACCAATGGCACTGGCACCCCTGCGATCAACATGGCCATCACCCGCATTCCGGGGGAGTAGCCCATGACGGCGATTGCCATAGGGGTTACGATCGGTTCCCCGGATACGGCGGGCCAGGTCCCGGTCACTGACAGTGACATCGGCGGGTCTCTTGCGGCTGCAATAACGGGCCTCACAACCGCAACCACCCACATGGCTACGCTGAACACAGACGCGAGTGCCCTGGACATCAGCACCTTCGCCTTGACGGGGGCCACAGGGACGATGGACGCCGCCGCCGCTACTGCTACGGCATACGCGGTGTCCGTTGGCCTGACGGGCTCTCTGTCGGCCAGCGTGACCCTTACGGCAGCGCAGGGGAACAGCCTGTCCGCTGCGATGAACCTGGTCAAGACGGATACCGCGGCGGTCAACGTCAGTGCCGCGAGCATCAACGTGGCGGCGAACAATGCGGCCCTTGTTGCGTCAACCCTGACCACCACGGATTTGCCGGGGGTCCTGGCCAATGTGACAAACGCGGGCAGTGCGGCTGCGGACGCGGTTTTCGTCCAGGTGAACACGGCCTCTGTCGCGAGCGTCTCTGTCCTGAACGGGGCGCTTCTGGCGGTCTTGAATTACGTCAGCGCGGAGGCTATATTACCCCCATGATCGGAGAATAACGATGGCTTCTATCTTCATCGGCCTCAACCGCGGCGCACCGAACCTCCAGCCCGAGAACCTGGCCGTGGGGACCTCGACCAACGCGACGGACATGGAATTGCGCTACGACGAGACCAAGGCCCTGACCCGCGAGGACGTGATGAACTTCCTCGATACGTTGCGGGTCTACCTCCTGGCGGGGAACATCAGTCAGACCGGCATCGCCCTGTAATGGGAGGTCGGGTTGGTTGCGGAGTTCCAAACCCCCGTTGACATCGCGAACCGGGCACTCCAGCACCTTGGCGCGCAGCGCATAACTTCGTTTACCGATGTCAGTCTGAATGCAGCGGAAATCGCGTCCTGCTATGACAAAATCCGCACCGCGGAACTGCGTCGGAACATCTGGCGCTTCGCGACCCGAAAGGCGACCCTGCGGCCGATCGTCCCCGCCTTTGTGCCGGCGCAACCATACGGGACCTCGGCAGCCCTCCCCACCCTGAAGATCACCCCCGGCCTCTACAGTCCTACGGTTGTCTACTTCCCCGGTGAGATTGTCATCGATGCAAACGGGACCTGGTGGCAGTCGAAACAGGACAACAATCTCGGGTTGGTCCCCGGAACCGGCGATACTTGGGACGTGTATTTCGGCCCGATGAACGCGACCCCCTGGGATACCACGGGGACGACTTTCTATTCGGTCGGGGAAGTCGTCTACCTGACCCCGCGGCCGGGCGTGATCGAAGTCTACACCGCCCTGGCAACAGGGAACCCCAGTGGGGCTAGCACCCCAGACCAGGCCAACCCTGCGATCGCCACCGTTTATTCCTTGGCCACCGCCTACTTCAAGGGCCAGGTGGTGCAGGGGAGCAACGGCTGGTTCTACATGAGCCTGGTGGACGTGAACCTGGGCAATGATCCAATCCTGACCGTCCCCCAGTGGCAGCCGATCCTGACCTATGCCAAGGGTGCATTGGTTACCGGGCTCGACAGCGTGATCTACCAGTCTCAGGTCAACGGGAACGTGGGGGCTAACCCGACCAGCGGGGGCTTCCCGAATGCGTGGATGCCTACGGGCACGGTTGCCTTGTGGACCTCCAGCTTCGTCGGCGGAACTGGTGACAGCCAGTGGCACCGCCAGGCCAACATGCAGGTAGCCGCGGTCAACTGGCTTTCCCCCCTTTCATCTGGCCCAGAGAATGCCCAGGCGGCGCGGAATGTATACAAACTTCCGAACGGGTATCTGCGGCAGGCCCCGGATGCCCCGAAGCAAGGTGCGTTCTCCTACCTTGGTGGACCCAGCGGGAGGATGCCGGATGACTATATGTTCGAAGGTGGGTTCTTCACTTCCAGCCTGTTCGGCCCGATCCTGTTCCGCTTCGTTGCAGACGTGACCTTGGTTGACACGATGGACCCGATGTTTTGCGAGGGCCTGGCTTGTTCGCTCGCGTTGGCAACCTGTGAGAAGATCACCCAGTCCACTGACAAATGGCAGAAATGCAACGTGGAATACAAGAGGATCATGGGCGAGGCTCGCTTAGTGAACGGGATCGAGACCGGGCCGGTGGAGCCGCCAGAGGACGAATACGTTCTCGTGAGGCAATAGATGGCCCGGGCATCGTTCGTCCAAACATCCTTCCTGGGGGGCGAGTGGGGACCCTACTACAGCGGGCGTTTCGATAATCCAAAATATCGCACGGCGATGTCGCTGTGTTTGAACTCTTACCCGATCGCGGAGGGAGCAGTCTCGCGGCGCAGCGGGACCCAGCACTACGGCGACACACGACACGGCGCGAAAGGCCGGACCCTTCCGTTCGATGTAACGGAGGTTCTCCCCTATGTCCTGGAATTTACTGACGGCCATCTGCGCATTTGGAACGGTGCCGACCTCGTGCTTGGAACTGATGTCCAAGCCGTCACGGGTATATCCACCACTTCCCCCGCAGTGGTCAACACCAGCACACAGACCTGGGCCACCGGAGATAGTGTGCAGTTCTTGTGGCAAACCGTTGACCTGGCTACTGACGCCCCATATTTGCGGAACCGCACATTCACGATCACCGTTGTCAACGGGGGCCAGTTCACCCTCTCGGACCCAGTTACCGGAGCCCCCATTAATGGGTCCTTGATCGGCTGGTCGCCCGCGATCGAAATGCAGGTTGGGCGCGTCCTCGACTTCGTTGCTCCCTGGACCGCGGGGGCGTGGAGTGCAATGCGGGTCATACAGGATCAACTGGAGGCCCTGTTACTGTGGGGCGGCCCACCACAAGCCTTGAACATGACATCGGACCCCAGTGCCGGCCGGTTTGCCACGTTCACCTTCGGAGCCGCAGAGTTCATTGATGGTCCGTATCTCGATGCGCCTGTAGGGGCTTCACTCGCTCCCAACGGGATCAATGAAATCTTCAACAACCCGACCAACTACCAGCCCTACAACTATGGGGAAGCCTACAACCTAAACTCCTTCGTCACTTACCAGAACGCGATTTGGCAGTCCCTCCAATACCAGAACCAGGGCAATGTCCCGGGCGCGTCGCCAACCTGGTGGCAAGTGTTTGTCCCGCCGGTTGCGCCGCCCAACTATCAGCCCTGGGTCCACAGCACGGTCTATCCTGCGAACGTCATCGTCACCTACAACGGGGTCGGTTACGAAAGCAAACAGGATGCAAACGTTGGCCAAGAACCGGACACTTCTCCCGCTTGGTGGCAGTTGACTACTGCTCAGATCATCTACACGATCACCTATCAGGCTTATACATCTTCGCTGTCCTATCCTCGGAAGGCTTTTGTTACCTTCAATGGCTTGGATTACCAGTCCCTCCAGGACGGGAACATAAACAACGAACCGGACACTTCGCCCCTTTGGTGGGTCCAAGTCAGTGTCGGTGCTGCCTGGGGACCGAACGGGGTGCAGCAGTCCGACATCGGTCGGGCCGTCCGCATTTTGAACAGCCCCCCGCCGTGGAGTTCCGCCCTCACTTACATACAAGGGGCTGCGGTTTCCTGGGCTGGCAATTTCTACCTGGCCTCGGTCGGCAACAGCGGGGCACAGCCGGACTTGAGCCCGGGGGATTGGTCAATCTCGCCCACTTCTGGCCAGTGGAACTGGGGCCTTGTGACAACCGTGCCGGCCCCGAACCAGTTCACCCTACAGCTTCAGGATTTTGTGGAGGGGGATACTATCTACCTGACCCCGGTAGTGACGTGGACGATCGGTGCATACGGCGGGTCTAGTGCCAAGTATCCGGCTAATGGGACCTACTATGAGGGGCGGCTCTACCTGGCGGGGGCCTACGAAAACCGCTGGGACGCCGGCATGACCGGCCAACCATCCTTCCTCTACTTCAGCCCGACTGCCCCGGATGGGACGGTAGCTGACAACTACGGCATCAGCTACACCTTCAACTCCAGTGACCAGAACCCGATCTTCTGGATGTATCCGGGCTTCGGAGGGTTGGTGGCGGGGACGCAGGGCGGCGAGTGGCTGATCCAGGCGTCGGCCTTGAACGACCCGATCACCCCGACTTCGGCCCAGGCGCATCGTGTGACGAAATATGGCTGTGCCAACCTGGAACCAGTTTCCACCGGCCTGTCCCTGGTGTTCGTGCAGAAGCACCAGAGGCAGTTGTTGGAGTTCATCAGCGACGTGTTTTCGGGCCGCTTCAGTGCCCCGGACCTGTCTCTGGCCGCGAAGCATCTGACGGTAACACAGGTCCAGGAACTCGCCTACAACATCGAACTGATGCCCGTTGTTTGGATGCGGAAGGGGAACGGGACCCTGGCCGGGACGACCTACCGCCGCATCAGTTCCTTCAGCACGGAAGAACCCGCCTTTGTGGGTTGGCATCAGCACCTCCTAGGGTCCCTTCGTTCGGTGGAAAGTATCTGTGCCAGCCTGACCCCGGATGCCACGCTGCCCAACCTGGTCATGGTTACGAGCGATGGGGTAACACGCCATGTTGAAGCCATGCAGCCCGCCTTCGATCAGATCGACCCGATCTATGACGCCTGGTTTGTTGACGATGCCGTTTGCCCGCCCTGCGCCACGGTCGCCGCAGACAAGAGTTCGATCACCTATTACGGTCTGCATCATCTGGAAGGGAAAACCGTATCCGTCTTCTCCTGTGGTCTGGACACGGGTGATTATCCTGTGGCCAACGGAGAGTTGACGGTTCCGTTCGCCGCACCATTTACCCTCGCCAATCTTGAAGCGGTCGCTGGTCTTGGCCCATTTGACTTCGGCACGCCCCTTGATGTGGAAGTGACGACCCCGCCTCCGGCCGCAACCCAGGGAACGATCGTCTCCTACGGACTGACGATGCCGGGGTGGTCTACCCTTCCAATGGTCCCGGATTGGAAGAATGGGATCGCTTATATCACCTATGACAGCCTCAGCGGATCGGGCATCTGGGCCTTCAACATGGCTACGGGTGCAGTTACGGCCAGTGCCACCGCGGTCGCCCTGGGCACGACGATCCTACACCCCAGCACTCTTGGAGCAGGTGGGCAGTTCTATGCCTACGGCGGGGACGGCGTTCTCAATCAATACTGGCCTTCCCCAGCGATCACCCTGAACACTTCGTTCGGGGTTTCCAGCGGGACCCCCCACGCCACCGATGCAACCCACTTCTACCCACCCAACGCCCTGGCCGCGGTAGCTTGTGGATCGAACAATTACCTGATGTCGAGTGCGGCGAGCACCGGCCTCGCGGGCGGTTCAGTCCTGAGTATTCTCTACACGAACTCCTTGCAATATGCGAATTACTCATTCACCATGTCGATCGCCGGCTTGGCCGGTGGGTCGTCGGTGCTAGGCTGGCTGGTCGCGGGTCACAGCGGGCCGGACTATGGCCAGGTCTTCACATTCGGAACCCCGGATGACTTTGAGGGAGCCAGCTTCAACTTGCCATGCCCCCTGTATGAAACGATCATCCTCCCGAGTGCGACACCAGCCTCGCCACCGATCAGCACATTCCTCCGGGCTACCCTGTCGCCGGCTCAGGTGGACCCGACCTGGACCACGTTTGCGACCCTGGGCATGGG